CCAGAACTTAGTTATGTGGCTATCAAAATATACGCCACTGTGGTCAGCAATCATTATAACCGTCGTGATCTTCGTCCTGAAGGAAGTGTACGACAAGTATTTCAAGAAAACAGAGTTCTCAATTAAAGACATCATCTGTGATTGCGTGGGTCTGGCGTTGGGAATATTAACATTGATATTATAGGAGGAAATAAACATGAGTTTACCAAGAGGTTTGAGAAACAATAATCCGGGTAACATTCGGATCACAAAAGATAAATGGCAGGGATTGAGAGAAAAGCAGGAGGACAAATCGTTCTTCCAGTTTACGGAAATGAAATGGGGTTACCGTGCCCTTATCCGAACCTTGCAAAACTACCGTAAAAGACACGGCTGTAAGACGATTGCCGACTTCATCAAGCGGTGGGCACCGGAGAACGAGAACAATACAGCCGGATATATCAGCCGTGTATGTAGCGAAATGCAAGTCCCGAACACATACGTTCCGGACATCAACGACAAAGCAACCATGTGCGCTTTTGCTGCCGCCATCTCACGTGTTGAGAATGGAGTTCCGGCTGTTATGGCTGACATAGAAGCCGGATGGGATTTATTATAAACTTTAATCAATAGGAGGAACAATCATGGCAACAATAAATTTGGAGTTCAAAAAGAACAGTAGCGTATGGTATGCGGAATTTCAGGTAAATTCTGATTTCAATATTCATTTGGAACGCAACAACTACGGTCGGGTGAATATTCTTCAACGGACGACAAGTGAGGGGAATTTTGAACCCGTAGTTTTGCCCGGAAGTCTTGCGTACAATGCAGGGGTAACCATAGACTGTGATTTTTCCGCATTGGTCTACCCCAAGACAATCCGCATCGAAAGTTATAGCGAAGTATTAAGTGGAACAGTAACCGAATCCGGCAATGAAGCTTAACAGGGTGTCTTTAAATGTAGTGGGGCTTAACCGGATCGGATTAAACCGGATCGGTTCGCCCTCCCGTGGCTCTTCTTCCGGTTCCGACCGTTCTTACATCGACCCAGAAGTATTAGCCTCTCTTAAAGCTGTAGTTATAGTTGGCAATAAGACTAATAATGATTCTGATAGAGCTATAGTCAAGAACTTGGTGGACCCTGACAATCCGTTTGTGATTAGCAATGCAGCATTCAAATTGAATAGTGGGTTTGGTGAGTATAAAGAGGATTTTACTACTTGGTCTAAAGTTGCTGGAACTTCTATTATTACTGATAGTAAGTATGTTCTTACTGATGAGAAGGCTATAACAAATGCTGGTTATTTCTTATGGAATAGATTAGCTAAAGATAGCTTTAAAGTAAAGATAAGTAACATACCTAATGGTGGGTGGATGTCTTATAGATATAGGATAACAGAAGAAGATACTCAATTTTCATCCTTGTCTATAAGAGAAGATGGTATTTATACTCTGCCTGCAACAGTTGCAGGTAGTGATGTAGATTTCTTTATAAGTACTGCCTCTGCTCCTGCCAAAGATTGGGTTGGACTAACTATCACTCAAATCCCCTCTTTCGAAGGTGCATTCTTCACCGACGGAATCGACGACCTGATTACTTCCACCAAGACCGTACAGGAGATGTTGGGAGGAAGTAATGAGATTACGGTGGTAAGTTTAATAACCCACATATCAGGCACAGGAAAGTATAATATCATAGGCGATGGCGGAATCCAAGTAAGCGATTATTCCGGTCAAACCTTTATGGCAGGGACTAGCAGTAGTGGTGAAAAGATAGTGGAGCTTGGAGACAAAGAGAAGCTACAAGCTGTTCAATATACTACCTTTGATTCGAAGTTAACCATCGGGCTTGAAGACAGCAGTTATGCGTATTATGGTACTTTTGTTTTTAATAAAGAAAACGTCCCTGTAGACTGGATTCATCAGGTAATAGCCTACTTCAACTTGGATAGAACTCTTAAACCTGATATCCTGTGTAATGTCAAGAAACAGGGAATCACAAACGAGAACCACGCAGAGTTTGGCGACAGGCTGATTGACTTTTCCGGTAACGGTAGGTATATTCAGTTGAACAATCTAGCTTGGGACGGGGATAGTGGTATAGGTAAGTATAATTATCCTAACTGGAAGGTTAATGTTACACAAGGGAATAAATACGCTCGTATTGTTTATTATGATTCTATCAATGGTACTTATTCGGCTAACTTTAAAGGAATAACAGATCTTTATAAGAGTTATGGCTTGTCAATAGAGATTAGAGTAAATAGAGCAAACACTGTTGATTTTCATTCAATAAAGGAAGATGGTATATACACTATGACTCCACCCGATGATACTACAAGTATAGATATACGTTTTGGTGGAGAGAACGTTTATAATGCTTCTTGTGATATAACCATCACCCAAATCCCTTCCCACGCAGGTGCTCTCTGGCTTGACGGAGTAAATGACTTCGGTAAGGTGACAGGGATGCCGATTTACAAGGATTATACGGTAGTAACCGATAGAGAAATATTTGCTAATATTGGAGCTATATTGTCAAAGAATAATCCGGGGGCATTTGTGGAAACTGCCGGAAATAGTGTTTATAGTTTTGGTCAAGCTACTTCTGGTCTAAAATTTATTTCTACTAGAAGTATATCTTATTTATCTAAATACTCTTATTGCGGGCAATCTATAGCAGCAGGTGCAGCAGAAGATGTCCCTGATATGTGGTTAGGAACAATTAGGGATGGTGATTCTCGTTTCTTCAACGGAGCTATCTACTCTCTCATGTCCTTCCCATATAGTATGTCCGAGTTCTTGATAGAGCGCCAGTTGAAGAAGCATAAGCTGGGTACGCTGTATCCGGATATGGTGGAGTTTAGACCGATAGTGAAGAGTAATCTACCTTATTCTTCCATAACCTATTCTGTTAATCCCGGAGAATATATCTCTGTAGATAGCATGGTTACCATCACTGTAACGTTGCCAAATACCTCTGATAAGCTAATGGAGGTATCGTGCAATGCTATCAGTGATATATCCATATCCGGTGACAATGGCGTTTACGAGATTACGGGAAAGATAGTCAAATCCCCTCAAAAGATAAACCTTGTTATCTCCAGTTACTTGACAATGTTAAGCAACTCAACTTTAATTTCAAATGAAACATTAATTAAAAACGAATGATATGGAAAAGATATTTGACATAGCAAAAGACTCCGAGCAAAAATGGGGAGTCATTGCGAAAACTATTGACCGAAATAACGAAAATTTATATTATTATAGCAATCCTACATCAGGTGTGATTGAGAAAAATGATAATGATAAAATATTTCTATTAGCTGTAACTTCTTTGTGGTTGGAAGTTCTGGATGAAAGTATTTCTCTGCCAGACAAACTATATTGTACTTATCTAGGTAACTCTTCCGGAAATTATAAAACAGTAGTACGCTTTGATGATGCTTCCGGTAAGACGTATTTTTCTAAAACTTATAGTGATGGTCCCAAATCAGGAATGGAAGAACTACAAATATACGCTGCTTCAGCAAGTGGCGTTTCGGGTAAATTCCTCCTTCATGTCATAGTTAATTGGGACTCTATAACAGATCAATATTTGCAACCTAATACGGAAATAAACACCTCTTCTTTGAATAGATCAGAAGTAACATCAAAGTTGTCAAAAAAAGATAAAATATCTTCTTTAGAAACCCGGATTTCAACGATAGAAAATAGAGATGATAATCTTTACGGTAAGACGATATTGTGTTTTGGGGATAGTATTACGGAGATGGCGGATGCATATAAATTAAGGTATAGTGATTATATGCAGGATATATATCAATGTAAAGTGTACAATGTAGGAATTGGTGGCACACAGATTCGGCAAAGGACTAATCCTGTAGAAATTCCTACCAGTTCAAATCAGGCTTATGCTGCATTAGATATCATAAATCTGGTTAAGGCTGCTTGTTCGGGAGATTTTACAATTCAGGAAAATGCAGCAGAATATTTAAAAAACAATACGTCAGACGATAATACTGCAATAGTTCAAATATTGAAGTCCGTAGATTGGGATTCTGTTGATGCAGTCACAGTTTTTGCAGGAACAAATGACTGGCCTTCATATTCTGCGACTTTAGGTGAGAGTGGAAGTACGGATATTGGTAAGACTTTAGGAGCTGTCAATGAAATTATAAGATTGTTATCATCGACATACCCTCATGTGAAAATCTATTGGTTCACCCCTATTGTTCGATATTCGTCTTACTCTATTTCCGAATGGGATGATAGGTATTGGAGTGATAGGATGGGTAGCACTGAACAACCATATCTTCCACAATCAGGAAGCAATGAGCCTAACACCTCTGGCTCATTGAAAAATGGGACACTTAAAGATTTTAGTGAAGCTATTGAAAATGAAGTAAGACTTAACCATATCCCATGCTGTGATATGTATAATACGTTGGGGTGGAATAAGTATAATTTCAGCCAATACTTTAATGATAGTGATGGTACACACCCTAAAAAAGGATTCAAGGAAATAGCTAAAAAAATTGCTTCCTTCCTAATCGCAAATAAAACGTTTTAATAGCAATTATGAAATACATTACATTCCCCACAGCGAATTTGAACGAGATTATTAACAAAATAACATTTATAAAATAACTTATGTCAACGTTACAGTACATCGTTTTTCCATATTCCGATTTGGAGGAAGTTCCACAAGAGGAGCTGGATAAAAGAAATTTAGTGCCTCGTATAAGCTTGAATGGTAAAAAGGCTTTGATGAAAGCCGAACATTATGCTGAAATATTTGCAAGTAAAATGATTATGACTCTTTCAGAGGACGGAGAGACACCGATTGTGTCTTATCCTTATCCTGTCTACGAAGGCGAAGAATTGAATACTTTGCTGGCAAGTTCGGAGTGGTCTTCAAGTGATAGTATTCTATGAAAACCCTTCCTTGGATGCTAGTCTGCCTGTTGATTGGCGTGATCGTGTGGATGCAGTGTAATCCGCACGATCCGTCAATGGTGTACATTAAGGGAGATACTGTACGTATCCGAGACACAATAAGAGACACAATACCCAAACCGGTAAAGGAAGCTCTAAAACGTACCGATACGGTATATTTACCGATCCTGATAGATACTACCACCGATAGAACCGTAGAAGGCGATTCGATTCCGGTACTAATACCGATTACAAGTAAGGAGTATAAGACCGATGATTACCGGGCGGTAGTCAGTGGGTATAATCCCAACCTTGATTCTATGGAAATATACAGGGATAATAAAATTATTACTTTCCCGCCTTTACAGAAGAAGAAACGCTGGGGATTAGGTTTACAAGCAGGATATAGTTATCCGGGTGGTTGGTACGTAGGAGCTGGGGTTAGTTATAACTTATTTATATGGTAATACCGGCACTATCTTCACAGACCGTTTCCGGTATGAAAAGTTTAAGTTTCACTTATATAACAATTTCCTACGGAAAAAGGTTTTAAAGGAAAGGAGGATAAAATGATACATTAATTAATTCTAAGTACTAAGTTTATCCGGTAAAGTAGAAGGCCGGTAATCGTTAACAAATAACCTTCAAGAGTTATACTTTGTGTTTGTCCCTGGCTATGTAGTCAGGGATTTTTTATACCTTTGCCGAAAACTAACATTATGGCAGAAGAAAAGAAATATGACTACGACTCGATCAACGAGCTATTAACTTGGGCTAAAGAAACGCTCAATAATAAGAAATACCCGGACGGGGAATTCCAGCTTGATAAATGCGCAAAGATTCTCGATTGCGGGAAATACCTTGATTCGATGATAGCAGTGATTTCGAGGAACTGGGAGAATCCTACGTTTTATCCGACTGTAGACCAATTGAGATTATTTAGAGAGAAGATAGAGAAGGCAGCCGGATAAGCTGCCTTTTTGATTATATCCAACTTTGTTTCTATTATATAAAGTATTCACTATATTTGCATAGAAAATCATTCAATATTGATGCTTTTTTAGTCTCGGTTTTACTAATGATTTACAGATGCTTAAAATTGTATAGGTTAACTTGTTGAAATATAAATGATTACTTGAAAATAACTCCAAATTTCTTATATTTGGGGTCTAAAAATTAAAACAGTTACACAAAATCTGTTTGTCACAGGTTAAATAAGATAGATATGAAAATAAATAAACTTGTAATCACTATATTCTTTTCTGCTGTCGGACTCTTTGCTTCGACCGCTCTTTGGGCACAAGAAGCCAAAACGCTGTTTGTGAATATGCCGGATTCTCTAAGTCCCTTGCTTACAAAAGTGAATCGTGAAGATTGCATAGACTTTCTGGAAAGTAAGATGAAAGCGCAAGTAGAGAATCGTTTCGGCAAGAAGTCGGAGATGACTGATCTAAGTAAAGATTATATCCGTATGCAGATGTCTTCTCAATCTACCTGGCAGATGAAAGTGTTGGCTTTGAATGACTCGACGAACGTGATCTGTACAGTCTCTACAGCTTGTGCACCTGCCTGCGACAGCAGCATCCGTTTCTATACAGATGACTGGAAACCGCTTACAACATCTCTCTTTATTACCCTTCCTGTGATGGGCGACTTTCTGAATGCGCCGGATTCAGCAGGTGTTTATGAGTTTGACGAGGCACGCCGTTCGGCAGATATATTATTGATGAAAGCCGATTTTAATAAAGAAAATACAGAATTGACTGTTACATTGGCTACTCCTGATTATATGTCAACAGAAACGGCAGAGAAACTGAAACCGTTTCTCCGCCGTCCGATTGTTTATCATTGGAAGAATGGAGCTTTTACCAAATAGATAATTCTCCATTCTCTTTTTTCCTCTATTCTCAACTCTTTAAGCAATCGTTGATGAATGCGATCATTTCCGGTGTGTTGGCTTCCACGCTTTGAAGCAGTTTGAATTGTGCTTTAGTACGAACCAAATTATGCTCCGGATATTTGATTTTATAATAAGTATCTCCATTGATATAGTCTGCCAAGAACCGTACACACTGCATGTATGGGAATAAAGCGGCTGCATAAGGGAGATTCTCTATCTCAATTGGAGTCAGGAATGATTTGGCTCCTTTCAGATAGCCTTTGGTAAACGCTTTGAATATTTCCATATTGAAGTTTACACGATCAAGGTCTTTATCATCCTCATCACCCGTGTTGGCGCCTGTACGAAGGAAATCGCCATAATCGGAGAAGACAAAGCTGGGCATTACCGTATCCAGGTCGATGACACAAAGCACTTTGCCATCCTCGTCGAACATCATGTTATTCACTTTCGTATCGCAGTGGCAAACACGTTTGGGGAGTTTTCCTTCACGATATAAACGTTCTGCTTTACACATTTCATCTGCACGCTTCTCTATTTCGTCCAGATAGTATTTCACTTCCGATACCCGTCCGGCAGCATCTTTCGCAACGGCTTCACGTAGTTGTTTGAGGCGGAACTCCATATTGTGGAAGTCAGGTATGGTTTCACCCAATGTTTCCGGAATATCGGCCAACATAGCCTGGAAGTTACCAAAAGCTTCTCCAGCATAATTTGAATATTCGGGATTCACCGTCTCATACGTTTTGGCGCGTGGGATGAATACCATCACACGCCAGTAGCTATCACCGTCGAACCAATATGCTTTCCCCTCTTCTGTTTCGAGGAAACTCAAAACCTTGCGCTCTATATCCGATTCTTCTGCCTCCGTTAGTTTCTTGCGAATATGATTGGTGACAGCGGTAATATTGGATTGAAGCATCTCTACATTCTGAAAAATGGCATGATTGATGCGTTGCAGAACGTAGTCGGGAGCATCTGCTTCTTTGGTGTTTACTTTGTAAGTGTCGTTAATAAGTCCTGTACCCAAAGGTTTGATTTCTTCTATCGTACCTTGGACTTTAAATTTAGCTACAATGCTAGATAAATCTTTCATGGGTTTTTTCTTTAAAAATTTATACTAAGGTTATCGATAATCGTATTTAGCCGCTTCGTTG